TATGTTGGCAAACAGTGCGGTTGAGTTGGTCCATCGCTGCTATGAACAGAAAAACAGGCTATTTTCCCTGGAAGAAATCAAGGAAGTTTTCATCTCTTATGTCTTCAGCAGTTATCAAGATGAGGTCGTTTGTTCACTGGGACTGGAGCGATTCTATGAACACCTCGAAGACCTGAGATTGTCGAACTGCCGCAAGGACTTCGACAGGGCTGTGGAAGACTGGTATCTCATACAGTACGGAAGCAAAAGTGAGGAAGCCAATTATCACGATATTTTGTTTGCCCTCGTGAAGGAGGCCCTGATCATCAACCTTCCCGATGACCGGGACGCGTTGATCCGCGATGTGACCAAGCTGCTTACCACACCGGCAGGATTCATGAGCCGCTGGAGACGAGACCGAGAACGCAAGCTCCCTAATTATTTGCAATACCTTAATCGTTTGGGCATCAGAACGTACGAAGATATTGAAGTAATCGTGGACATGTGGTTGTTGGAAAACCCGAACGCATTCAACAAGAGGCAGCAGTTGCTGCTTGCCACATCTCGCCGAGGCCGACCTAACAATGTGGAATTGTCCCTTCTCCTCGAAATGGCGTATCAACTGAAACCGGAACTGACGAGGCAGGAAAGAGAGCGGATTCGCAAGATTTATTACTATCACAGAAAATCGCTCACCATTCGTGAAATGATGGAAAAATTCAAAAACTACATCAAGTCCAAATACGGCTCCAACAGCTCACACGTTGGATAAACCATGTTCCAGAAGGTCAACCGATTTGTAAACCAGTTTCGTGAATTAGAGAAACAAGAATTTTCACTGACAGAAGAAGAGGAGAAGCGGTGGCGTTCACTTAAAGAGAAATTATCTTCCCCGACAGCAGATGGCCCCAACCTCTCCCATTACCGTCGCCTCATCGTCTTTGCGGGGTTGTACCCCCGTGTTGGTACCAGCTTTCTGGCCAGCAATTTGGCCTACTACCTAGCGGGAAAAGGAACTCCCACTACGTTGTGCGAGCTGCCCGGAACCGTGTCCCATTACTATTTCGCACTGGATTTCGAACGGAGAGCGCATCCAGACCCCAAAGAAACCACAAAGTATCAGCTGTTGATGCAAAACAACCAGCTTAAAATACACGTCGATACTACCTTCCAGAAACGAAATCCTTCCCACGTTGATATTACCAATTGGCTTCTCATGGTTACGAAAGACTCACCCTGTGTCGTTGTTGATTTGTCCTCACAATGGGACCATCCACTGGCAGAACCGGTTTTGGAGATAATGGATGAAATGTGGATGGTAATTGATGGGGACGTATCCCGCCTGACACAACTGATGCTCTCGCAATCCCCCCCTCCAACATGGCAAAGCAAAAGCGCCAAGGTGAAACTCCTAGCCAATCGATGGAGTCCTTATTTATCACGCATGGACAACAGGCAGAAAGTAGAGGGCACCCTTTCGTTGTGGGATGAACTGGCGGAACAGAGAAAACTCGCGGCGTTCGTTCCTCACATCGACAGTGAGAAGGTGTCCCGTGCACAGTCAAAAGCTTGCCTGCTGCTGGAGATGTATCCCGAGGAATGCAAATGGTTCGAGGCAATTGCGCGAACAGAAAAGGGAAGGGTGTTATGAAGAAACAGACACTGTTAACGATTGGCTTCCTATCGCTGCTGATGGCGGCAGCAAGTTTTTACGCTGCAACTTACTATCTGGATGCACTCGCTTCTGAACGATTATTTGCGCCTGTCGTAAAAGTAGCGAAAGGCAAAGAGATTTCCCCGTACGAGCCCATTACCAGGGACGATGTAGTGCTCGTTCAGGAGGAGGCAGATGAAATTTTCCCCGGTGCATTACAGACGTTGGAGAGTGTGCTGGGAAAAAGAAGCATGCAGCCATTGTATGAGGGGGAGCAGCTGCTCAAAGAAAAACTTTCGGAAACCCAGTTGTTGCCTCAAATAGGGGAAGCGAGATATGAGTTCCCTCTACACTCGATCATGCCGATCACGGAGCTTCGCAAGGGAGACAAGGTCAAGGTGTGGGTCAAGTACAAGCCGCTGACGGAGCTGCAGTCCATGCCGGCGCCCGCACATTTTCACAAGAGCAATCATACAGCGGATCCGTTGTTTATCAGTCAGCTCGTAACTGTGAAAGACAACAACGGGGTTGAAATTTATACCCTGAAGCCCAACCTGCTGCCACCGGCTGAACAGATGGATTCCGCTGTATTCAAGGGTTCAGAAGCGAAGAAATACGCAAATGGGGAGAAGCGGTATCGGGACTATCGATCGCAGCCGAGTTCACTGCCTGCTTATATTGGATTCAATCTGACCGACGAACAGTTTACTGCCTTAAGTGAGGCAATGAACTACGGAACGATACAAATTGGTCACGTGCTTGTACAGGAGGAGGTGCACAAAAAATGAAGATATTGGTTTGCTACCCGATGAAATCTCTGGTCCATTCCTTTTTGCCAAACGGGTGCGAAGCGCTGGCAGCAGAACATGATGAAGACTTTTTTCGATTGGCATCGATCTATCAACCGGAGGCAGTTGTTGTGTTTTCCGAAATGTTCACGACACCGCCTTGGGAATGGATTCCTTCCGTCCGTGCTTGCCTTGACGAACGGGTGGCAGTACTCATTGCACCGATATGCAAAGATGAACCGCTCATCCACACGGTGATAGAACAGGCACGGTTTCCAAACACGTACGTATTGCCTGCAGCTGCCACACATGATGAGCTTCGCAGTCGGATCGGGATGATTCTGGGAATCGCAGCGACGCAGCAGGAGTCAATCCTGCAAGGCACGGGTTTGGTTTACGCACTTCTGAGCTACGGTGCATCGGGTATTACGACGTTCTGCATCAATTATCCCATTCTCCTCGCCAAGCGAAATCCGGACAAACGAATTGCGGTTATCGACATGAATGGTGAAAAACCGGATCTGACCCGTTTTTTTCGTCTGCATCAGCATCAGTTGGCTTTATACCGTTCCGATTTGCTGGATAAAGCTTCGGCAGTGAAACGCAATTGGGCAGCGGTTTTTAAACAGAGCAGCGGCGTGGAAAATCTGTATTACGCCAACGGGACGATCAAATGGAAGAGCAATGAACTGTACAATCTGATAGAAGCTTTGCGCCAGCAATTTGATTACGTCTATCTCGATTGGGGGTATTGTTTTCCCGAAACTGAAGCGCTTCATCGTCTCTTGTTATCAGCGGATCGCAATCTGTTTTTCGTTCGGGCGGATCCGTTTAGCGTGGAGAGTGCAAAAGCATGGATTACCCGTTGGCTTGGTCAAGGGATTCAACATGAAGTTTTGGTTAGTCACTTTGACAAAGGAAACTCCCATCGGATCGGAGAGGGGTTATCCGTCTATGGTGTCGTACCGCGTATTTCCGAAAATCGTCTTATTCAATCTCATCGCAGTCACAGCGCGCTGGTGGAAGAGTTTTTTCCACCCAAGCAGTATATCAACAGCCTGCAAGAGATAGCAGATGCCGATAAACGGAAACGAGGAGCGGTCATATACGGATGAAAAACATTGCCTCAGATCGAAAGTCCTTACAACTGACAACGGCAGAAGAATTCAAACAGGCAGCTCGTGACTACCTGAACAACTTTGGCACGACGAGGGAAGAAAAGCTGGAGATGCAGCGCATTCTCACAATGGCGGAAAATGGGGATCGGGAAAGTCACAATCACATAATTGTTCGATTGCAACACTACTTTGAGGAGGTGGTGAAACGGCCCGTTACGGAGCAAATCCTTCCCTGTGTAAACGGATATGAAGGCATTGCATTTTCCACCTATGGATGGGGGATTTTGGATGTTGTGCTCCACCTTTCCCCATGGATTGAGGAGGTGCGCATTTCTGCAGGGAAAAACGTTGCTTATTTGGAACAAGGGGTAAAAAAGTTTTTGGAGTATAAGCCTACGTGGCAAGAGGTAGAGATCTTGCAGCAAAAATTAACAAACACAGCGGGACTTTCCTTCAATGAAAAAAAACCGCGGTTAAGCGGGTACCTGGATACGTTAAAGGCTCGGCTTACCATGTTTACCTTTCCCTATTCAAGGGTGCCAACGGTACTGGTAAGACGCTTTACCACGCGATCGTTTTCCCTGGACCAACTGCGCACACAAGACCTTCCGACATTTGATGAAAAGGTGCAGCTGCTGCTGGAACAGCAAGTATACGGCCGCAGCAATGTGTTGGTGATTGGTCCCATGGCTGCGGGAAAAACGACACTCATGATTTGCATGTTAAAGTTGAAAGACCCTTCCTCCGACTATATCACCATATATGAAAGCGAACATGAGATGCGGTTTGGCGATATGTGGCCGGGAGAGGTGATTGAACTGCAAAACGTCGAGGAGATTGGCATTGAGCTGGGTCATTGCTTCAAAGACATGTACCGGACAACGGCCAACACCATATTGATCGGTGAAATTCGGGAACCGATCGAGGCCTATCAGTTCGTGAATGCCGGTATTCGGGGAACAGACGCAACCATTGCAGCTTTGCACGAACGCTTCCCTCACAAAGCGTTAAATGATCTGACTGATTTGGTGTATCAGTATGGAGGCAGGAGTATTGAATTAACGCAGGAGCGAATTAGTCGGGCTGTGAATTTCATCAACTCCCTTCAGTATCGGCGCAACGGACATCGTTTCATTGACGCAATCCATGTAACGGAATGGAACGACACCATGCAAAGAGTGGAGTCCGTGCCGCTGGTCCAGCGCAATCTGGCTACGGGTGAGTACGAATGGACGGGCAGGAAACTGGAGGGGCATCTGGCAGAATACATGTGCAGCCTGGGCCAGGCGGATGTGGATGTATTGCGAAGCTTGCGTGTGACCGATATAGGACGGCAGGTATGAAGATGATGATTCTGCTGCCCATGTCCGTTTGTCTATTGGCCGGCTTTTTGTTCCTGGGCTTGTACGTTCAGAAAATTTGGTCAACCCCAAAAGTTTTTTTCCCAAAAACCGTGTGGACCTTGCGGGAAAAACTCTTGCAAAACCCCTCCAGGAGAATGTTATACGAGCGGTATGCGGAATGGTGCACAGTTGCAGGGGGGCAGCCGGAGAGTTACATTTTGTTCTCCCTTATCGGAGCCGTCGCCGGTTTCCTCTCAGGAGTATTGTTGCAAAACCTGATCGTCTCACTCTCGCTTTTTTTCCTGTTCATCCTGCTGCCGACACTCCTTCTGTATGCCAGGTACACGGTACGCATCAATCAAAAGGTCCAATCGTTTTGTCGCTTCGTGGAACTCTTCTCCAGATATTACAGCAGTCGAAAAAACATCATCTTAACCTTTCGGGAAATGGTTGCCGAGTGCCCGAAAGAACTACTGCCGGAATTGATTCTGCTCAACAACACGCTCACAGACGGTGGCAGCTTGGTTGCGGCAGTGGAAGAGTTTGCAGAACGGCTGCACCATCCCTGGGCCTATGACTTTGCTACCTATGTGGCAAGCGGCTTGGAAGGGGAGACGGAGGATATACAAACGTCCCTCAACCGTTTGACCAATGAGATGTTTGTCCAACAGGACGAAAAAGAGGAAAGGGATAGTGAGATTTACGCGATTTGGATCAGTTTGCTTTTGGTAATCGCCATCTGTCTCTGTCTGATACCGTACAATCAAACGCTGTTAAAGGATTCCTACCGTCTCTACTTTTTTACGGCCGACGGTCAGGCGATTCTTTCACTGGCAAGTGCGGTGTGGTGTTTGTCCATCCTGTTGGCGTTCATTTGGGGACGGAGGTATCGGTAATGATGTTGATGATGTTATACGTACTGATCGGTATGGGCTCACTGTGCATGTTCGTGGTTTTCTTCACGGTGGTGGGAACGATTGTGTTGCGGGCACGCCATCGGTTATTCGTGTCCCAACGTTGGTGGCAGACTTGGGAAAAGGTGATGGCTTCCGAGGAAGAGCCAAAGTGGGCATCGTTATTGAAGCGGGCAGGCCGGCCGTTTGGATGGGGAAAAGCAGAATGGATCTTTACCCAACTGGTCAGCGGCAGTGTGATGGTGCTGCTCCACGTACTGGTTGCTCTGTTTTCCGGTGAGGGTGATTTCCCATTCCTTTCACTTATGCTTTCATCAGCCGTCGGATTTTTGCTTCCTTACTTCTTGCTGAAAGCGTGGGCGGGATATCGGGAAGAAGTGTTGAGCAACGACATTGCCCGCTTTATCAATCGGTACGTGAATTTGCTGGAAAACCACGTTCCCGTGTACAACGCGATGGCCAAGGCGGCCAGACCCACCCGGAAATTAAAGGAGTATATCCCCACTTTGTCCGAGTGGAATAAAGACCCGGACGAAGCCTTGGAAGCATTCAAGCAAAAATTGGGCGTGGATGACGCGATTATTCTCGTATCCAGCATGCGGACTATCGAGCAGTTGAACGAAAGTCAAATGGCAACGACGATGCAGCGGTTGGAGTGGGCTGTCGACAATCGCAGGATGTTTCGTCATCGCAAAAAAATCAAATCGCTGGGGATCGGGTACAGTGTGATTGTTTACCCTGCTTTTTACATGGGGTTGTTGGTCGCCATGTTTCCCTGGTACAAGCTCCTGACCGAGATTCTGGACAAATATCTCGTATAGAAAGGATCTGTACATGTGAGCAAGCTCTTTTCTGTTCTCATTTGCATCGTTTTTACGTTGGGAATCATCGTGGCCAGTATGGCAAAAGTGAATGAATCCATTGTAAAAGAGGACGGCTTGCGTGACCGCGCTGTTCGGTGGATCGATAATGCCGTTCCTTCCAATTAAATCGAACAGTCAAAGGAGAGTGGTTCTCAATGTCAAAAATGTTTTTCATCTTTGGATAGGGGTCAGAAAACCTCATAAAATAAGGCATATAAAGGTGTGAAGATGCCCGATGCAAACATTTTGCAAACCTTTATGACACTAAAGTGCACTTTTGGAGGTGAAAATGGCCGCCTCCAGGGAGTCAACCGCCTCTTTTTGCATCGTAATCGAAACATGGCTACCGGTCCAGAGTGATGCCGATATTGGCATGACCAAGCAGTTCGGAAACCACCTTGGGGTGGACGCCTTGCTCCAGAAGTAGCGTGGCCACAGTGTGCCGCAGATCATGGATGCGGATGCGCGGGAGACCGGCTTTATCCAGAAGCGAATCAAACTTCCGCCGCACTGGTGTGGCCGAATAGGGTTGACCGTCTTCAGGGCGGCAACAGACCAGACCATCCGGGTTATATGTAGGCCCGATCAGAAGTTTCTGCTGTGCCTGTTCGGCTTTGTGGCGACGGAGAGGAGCGACCAAACTTTCCGGAAGGGAGATCACTCTTTCGCTGCTCTTGGTTTTGGGCTCGGTCAGACGAAACTCTCCTTTGGTTCTGACCAACTGCTGGCGCACATGGATAAAACGTTTGTCCAGATCAATATCCTTCCACGCAAGGCCAAAAATCTCTGCATACCGCATGCCGGTTGTGACAGCCAGCAAGATCGGGATATACAGTTCATGATCCTTTGCTGCCTCCACAAGGCACTGAACCTGCTCTCTGGTTAAAACGGCCGTTTCCTTTTTCTCGACTCGTGGGAGCTCCACCATCTGAGCGACATTCCGGGGGATGATCTGCCAGCGCACAGCGTTTTCTAACGCCTTGTGCACCATCCCGTGAATGTGTCGAACAGTCATCGGTGATATGCCTCCAGACCGGTACTTGGCGCCGTCCTTCAGCAGATCGGCATACATCTTTTGCAGATGCATGGTCTTGAGGTCTTTCAGCTTCACGCGGCCGATCAGCGGGATCACGTAACGCTGTGATCGTTGGCGATAGACATCATACGTTGAGTGACGGCACGAAACCTTTGCGTAGTTCTCCAGCCAGTAGCTCATGTATTTCTCGACCGTCATATCCGTTGTGTCTACGAGGAGGCCCGTCTGGATCTCACGCAACTTTTCGATCAGCGCCTGTTGAGCCTCCTTTTTGGTGTTGAACCCCGAAAACCACTTCTGCCGGCGCTTGCCAGTGAGCTCATCCCGCGGAAGCTCCACAACAAAGCACCACTTATCACCACGTTTCCTCACATGTCCTTTCATCACTCATCCCTCCTGTTCATACAAACACACTCGTCTGCAGCAACTCTTCCAGATCGGCCATTTGGATGACCAAGTTCTCAACTTCCCAGTAGTCCACCCCTCCTTCCAGAGCGCGGCGGCGCAGAGGCGGGAGATGGATCCCGAACTTTCCCGGCTTGTCCGCGCTCAGAATCAATTCGCCCTGGGTGACACTGATAGCAAGGGAATCAGATATGAAATCCTCAACCCCCATCTTGTCAAACGGGGCTATCACCGGCACGAACACTTTCTCCCGATCCCAAGGGAGGTCTCCTTTGCGAAAGCTGATCACCATCTGCATCGGGACCAGTTTGTCACCATAGTAGTCGAAGTAAACGCGGATCTTCATCGGGCTGCCACCTCCCTGAACCAGAACGATTTTCGATACCGGCCGCGCTCATACTCAACACTTGCTTGCTCCCACCTGCCGGCACTGATCCGACGCTTGATCTGATCCCAACGATCTTTTGCCATTTCAAGCGTGACATGAAATGAGGATGCGATCAAATATGGGAAGTCCCATTCGTACTCCGGCAGGGGGAGACTCTGGATCATGTTGTATGGCGTCAGAGCGTACCTGGCAAAGTGTTCGGCCTGCTCCTCTTGCAGCTCTGCGAAGAGATCCGGCAACTCTGACTGCACACCGGCATGACCGCGTAGAAGGTGCCCCAGCTCGTGGAAAAAGTGTTTCCGCTGCTCAATCGCTGGTAACGTTTTGTCAATCACGATGCAGCGAAACTTCCCTTTCTCATACACGAGGGAAGGGGATTCCTCATACATGAGCCTAATGCCAAGTCGGGCTGCGATCCCTTCCTCCTGAATATCTTCGGGGGATAATATTCCGAGTGACTGGTACAGTTCTGAGATTCGCTTTTCAAGTTCGGTTGGCTTGTAAAAAGTCCATTGCAGCATAAGTTCCCCCCAACAACAGAATATATGTTCGTATTAATGGGTGAAAGAAAAGCCCATTAACGGGCTTCTTGATGTAGAGAAACAAGTGTGGTAATATTTATAATTTTGGTCTATTGACAATAAATACTGGATGTATTAAAATGTAGTTGCATGACCGACCCAGCGGTGCTGGATCATCGGCCGTGCTTTTTTATTTTGTCACTATTCCTAGTGGATGATATTTAGAAGCTGGTTTGTATAAAATCGGTTCTAATATTGGGAATAAATCCATTATTTTGTATTTCTCCACATGTTCTGTGGGTGGTTCCATGTATTTAAGTAATAGAAATGCTATAAAATCAATAGTTTGTATAAAGTAATCATCCTGTGAATTGCGAAAGAATGGATCACCTACGATATGGTTCGTTGTAATATTCTTGGTCGTTTTTCCGTCGTCTAACCAAACACCATATCTACTAGGGATAGGATTAAAAACTTGCATTTTCCGAGATATTCTGACCACCAATTGTTCTTTTCCTTCATCGAATATAAGTAGTCCTCGTCGGTTCTTTTGCTTCAGGGTCCTTTCAATCCTATTAAGCATTCGATCAACAGCAGTATCATAACTATTGAGCCCAGGTTTATTTTCAACACAGACGTTAATTACATATACACCTAACTGTGGTAGGTACTTTGCAAGTCCTTTTAGAAAGTTTCTTGTAATATTCACTCTCTCAAATTTTGAGATAACTTTCTTTTTGCTTGGGCGCCCCCTACCGTTTATAAAATCTCGTGCATGTAATTCTTTGTACATCGGGATGCCGTATTCACTTTTTAAGTACAATCTAAATTTTTTTACAACCTCAAAAACATCCTTCCACGTCTCCTCTGGAACGACAAAAGCAGATAAAACGAAACGCCTTGTTCCTTTACTCTCGGTATAAATTACATCTCCTGATTCATCTAAATAGACCAAATCCAAATTGATCCCCTCTATCCATCGAATCTGAAAAAATGATGCAATTTGTCATCCTTTGTTGTTCTCTTCGTCGGCCTCTTGCTCAAGGATCTCGATTAGTTTCAGAGCTTGTTTCCGTCTTCTCTCGTCCAACTGATCCCACTTATGAAACATGATGGTGGTAAGTTCGTCGGTTTCGTTTTTACTGTCTACAAGCGACGGATCATCAGTGCGACCAAGTAGGTAATCGATATTTACTTTAAAAATATCTGCGATTTTTTCAAGAGTATCATAATCGGGTTCGCGTTTTCCGTTTTCATAGTTGGAGTATGCTTGCCGGGTAATCCCAAGTTTTTCTGCCATATCTTGGTGTGTAAACTTATGTTTTTTTCTAAGTGATACCAATCTTATGGCCAACATGGGTTTCACCTCGCATACTTATTATTTTTATTTATTATAGGGCAACTCATTGTTGCGTTGTAAGAGAGGCAACAAAAAGTTGACAATAGCTATTGACAGCAACATATTGTTGCGTATAATTGAGGTTAAAGGGCAACAAAACGTTGCGTAGGGGGTGAGTACTATTGTCTCGTCAATGGCTTGCAAATGCTCGTGGAAATCTTACACACGAGGAAGTGGCTAAACAAGTTGGGATAAAGCGACAGTACTATAGCATGATTGAAAATGGTAGTCGGGACCCAAGTGTAAAAGTAGCCAAAAAAATAGCTGCTGTGCTCAATATTGATTGGACGCTTTTTTTTAGAGAAAAAGGAAACGAATCGTTGCTTTATGATTCTAAACCCGCCTGAAAAGGCAACAAGGGGAGGTGACTGCCATGCAACTGACCGAGAAACGCATCCGCGAGATCGTGCGGGAAGAGATCAAAGCATTTTTGGAAGAGAAAGCCGCCGCAGAAACGACGGCCTTCTATCCAAGTGTGCAATTTAATGCGACCATTCAGGAAGTTTCAAGAGCAGCGTCAAGCATGTACCGTTCCAAAAGAGATACCGACTATCTGATCTGTAAATAGGATCAGAGAATCAAGATTGGATTTTGTGTTTGGATTGGCAAATGGGATTACAGTAACGTTCTCAAGCACGACAAATGATGAGTCGTTAATTACACGTAAATTACCTTGGCCAATTAATTCTTCTTGCTCAGATAAGTAGTTGTTTCGGGAGTTAAGAAGGGCCTCGAGCATTAACTGAAACAGCTTCTGACCAGGCTTTACGTTTTCAGAGGAGTTGTCCGATACGCCTAACTCTTTAATATCCGCTGCGATCAATCCAAAATTCGTCATGATAAAGACTCGAGTGTCATCACTGATCGAAATTTCATTATTTTCCTTGGATTTCAGAGATTCAATGCCGGAATTAAGCATAGTTAGCGTATGGTATCTAAGGTCAACTCGATTATTAAGGAAGTTCGGTGTCCGATTATTTTGTTCCATAACTTCACCTCCTCTACATCTGAATTTAGAAGAACGCCACTCGCCAAAGTTCACGTTCTTCCGACAAACAGATTCGATGGAGGTAATGGAAAATCCTTCCGAAAGGATGATTCCCCGTGAAGGTTTCGGATTACTTTCGCAACCACCGCAAAGAACTGGGGCTGACTCAGCAGCAACTCGCGGACAAAGCAGGCGTATCGCTCTCTTGTGTGAAACGATTCGAAGCCAATAAGCCGTACAACCCTTTCGGCACCACGATTCACAAATGCTGCACCATCCTAGAGGCAGATACGACGTTTGTCATACTCGAACTTCAATGGCCGAAGTGAAAGGAGGTTGCCAAATGAACAGCCAGCAACCACTAAACCTTGAGACCTTCCCGCCTCTTCTCAAGATGGACGAGGTGGCCAAGATCCTCCGGGTAGATCGGAAATACGCCTACGAGCTGGCGCGCAGAACCGGCTTCCCGGTCATCAACATCGGATCGGACAAGCGTCCGATGCTGCGGGTTCCGAAGTCGGCGCTCATTAACTGGATCGAGCAAGTATATGGCATCACGATGACGGCATAGGAGAAAAAGCCTCCGGTGAGCAGCCGAGGGAGCAAAGGAAGATGAGCACAGTTTCATTGTACATCGACAACCAAATAGAAAAGAGGAGAACAGATGGGGAACAGTAACACGCCGGTAAGTCTTTACGCACGGTCGCGGATACATGACATCTGCGAATACGCATTCCGCCACCAAAGAACAGGCGAACAGATGACGTACGAGTCGCTCGGTAAGAAGTTGGGGAGGTCAGCGCGGTGGGTTTCCGATGTGATCAACGGGCGAGCAACACCGCTCAGGGAAGATGCGGAAGCGTTCGTACAAGCATGCGGGAACCACCGAGCTACAAGAATGCTCAAGCATCTGTATGGAGACGCACCGCCGCCGACTGATCCGCGACTAATGGTGAGCCTGACCGTCGGCCTCTACAACCTCATCAAGCAGTGTGAGGATGTAATCGAGGCAGCCAGGGAAGCAATTGAATGGGAACGCAGAAGGCGTCCGTGGCAGCCGGTCTCACAGGAGGATGAAAGGCTCCTCACTCACTTGGGCAAGCAAATCGAAGATCTTTTCCAAGCCGGTGACGATGTACATATCCTGATGGACGAGAAGTACGGGATAGATCCAGCAATCCATCAGCACAACTGGCTTGTAGAAGCGCGGGCACAGGAGATTATCGTCAGTTGCCCACGCGAGTTGCTGAGGCGTGAAAGGCAGGAAGCACTTATGGCAGGAGGGACAAGCCTATGACGAAGTCCTGGAACGAACGGTTGTTTGAAATTTTGGCGAACACCTACGAGACGGATGCGGTACCGATGATGAAGCGGCCAGGTGGAAAAGAAGCGGCAGAGGAGTACGTGAACCGGTTAGTTGCGTTTCAACAAAAGCTCAAAGCGAAGGGGGAGAATGGTGCATGAAAGATCTGACAACAGCAGCTGGTGTAATCGAGTTGGTATGTGACGCGGATCGTCCGTTGGGACGCAAGGTGATCACAATCGGAGAAATGGTTGAACTGGAACACATGGCTGAAAAAGAAACGACCGCCTGCAGCGAACAGACGGCCTGATCAAACCAAAAAATCAGATACTGGTAGCTTATCACGCTACATGAGGAGATGACAAGTCTATGAAAACTCTTTCTTCGCAGATTGCTGATCTGCAGCGCGAACTGGCGAATTTGGAACGGGAATTCCGAATGACGGACGACGAGTGGCGCGCGGTGGATGTGGAATACGTCAGACTGAAACGTCTTCGCGAAGAGTTGGATGCGCATAAGCGAGATTTGGCGCATGAGATCGAGTGGCGTATCAGAGAGTTGACCGCGCTGCAGGAGGCGAATCGACATGCAGCCATTGCCTGATTTTCCGGAGCACGTCGAACGGACGGAACCCATTCGGAAGCGTCACCTGCAGGTGCTTGCCTTTGATGTTGGCAATGATGATCTGGAGTGGACAATCCGGGACGTGATCGAGGAGTTGGAATACCTGGTCGATATGCAGGCGACGATGAGCCGATCGGAGTTTCGGGAAGCAGTACGGGATCAAGCAAAGAGGTTAATTGGATAGTCGAAACCGGGGCCCCGGCCTCGGTCGCAGGGAGTTGACCGTCCCTGCCTGATGACCGCGAAAGCGGATCGGGGAACCGATGACAGGTCAAAAGGAGGTGAAGGATGTGAGTAGTTCCAAGAAGTGTTCTAAATGCGAAGTCGAAAAACCTCTGAGTGAGTTCAGGAAGAGGTCTAAAAGGGATACGTATCAGTCCTGGTGCAAAAAGTGCGAGAAGTGTTATCAAAGAAAATCGGAGAGTTATAAGTGGCAAAAATTGAAGAACAATTTGAAGCGTTATCCAAAAAGCGACGTAACGCTGGAGCAGATAAAGAGTCAACTTGGCGAACCGGATACGTGCTACCTATGCGGTTTGCCACTAAAGTGGGAACATGCGGAAGTTGATCATGTCATCCCTCTTACCAAAGGCGGCATGACCACAATATCCAATCTGAAATGGGCCCATAAGAAGTGTAATCGAATGAAGCATGATTACACGATTCCGGAACTGCTCGAAAGAATCACTTTAATCCACAGCAACCTATCAAAGCGATTGAAGGAAGTAATGTAGGCAACTACATATACGAGGCCAAACGGGAGCGCCCGAGGAGGCGCGCGGCTGTCGGAGAGGTAGGGCCGGCGGCGGCCTCGTGACAAAACGAAAGGGGGTGAAACTGGTGGAAGTGGATAAGCTTCATCAAGTAATAAGTGATCTGGAGGACGTTCGGATCGAGCTCGAAAACCTAAAGCGGGACACCGACGATACCCGAAGAGTTACGTCGGAAATCCTCAAAGCGTTTGCAGATTTTCATGCTAAACACCTAAACGACTTAATCGATGCGATCAATAAGGCTGAAGAAAACATCGCAAGATTCATTGATGAAAATGAATAAGACCCAGCGCTGGCACGCTGAGTCTCGGTCGATAAGCATCGATTGGGAATCGTACTTCAATCGTAGCGTATCGGCCTCCAAAAGACAAGAGGAGGGGTTTACATGGCAGTTGCCATTGCTTCAACAAAAGATATGGATCGGGCACTTTGGCTTCAGTTCCGCCGCAAGGGGATCGGCGGCTCGGACGCCGCTGCAATCGCCGGGCTGAGCAAGTGGAAGTCACCGGTGGCTGTATATCTTGAAAAAACTGGACAAGCGCCTCTGGAAGAATTACAGAGCGAATCGGCATACTTCGGAACAATCCTGGAAGACGTGGTCGCTCAGGAATTTACGCGCCGGACAGGCTTGAAGGTGAAACGCCGCAATGCAATCCTGCAGCACCCGGATTTTCCGTTCATGCTCGCCAACGTTGACCGTTTGATCGTAGGTGAACGCGCTGGATTGGAGTGCAAAACAGCCAACGAATACCTGAAGGGCGAGTGGGAAGGCCAAGAAATCCCTGCTCCATACCTGCTCCAGTGTCAGCACTACATGGCGGTAACGGGTTATGAGGCTTGGTGGATTGCCGTGCTGATCGGCGGCAATAAGTTCGTCTACAAACGTATCGAACGAGACGAAGAGATCATCCAGTACCTGATCAAGCTGGAATCCGACTTCTGGCATAACCACGTGCTGCCGCAAGTTCCGCCGATGGTGGACGGTTCAGACGCTTCAACCACACTTCTGAAAACCATGTATCCAATTGGGGAGCCTGACAGCGAGACCGAACTACCTTTGGAGGCGGACATGCTCCTTGAACAACTAGAACTGGCGAAGCAGGAAGAGAAGGCAGCGGGCGAACGCGTCGCGGAGCTGGAGAACCGCCTAAAAGCCATGCTGGGTGAATACGAAACCGGGACCGCTAGTCACCATGTTGTCACTTGGAAGAACGTTACCACGAATCGTCTCGATAGCAAGGCACTGCAAAAAGATCACCCGGAGATCTATCAAAAGTACCTGAAACCATCGTTCTCACGCAGATTTAGCGTGAAAGCAGTGTAAGGAGGGAGGAGTCACATGGCAACCAATCAAGACGTAAAGAATCAACTGGCAAACAGGGCCAATCAACCGGCCCAACAGCCGCAGTCTCCTGAGCAAACAATCGCGGCATATCTGAAACGCATGGCACCGGAGATCGAAAAGGCGCTGCCATCCCATATGAATGCGGACAGGATGGCGCGGATCGCGCTTACCACCATCCGTACTACACCGAAGCTACTGGAATGTAATGTACCATCTCTACTTGGGGCGGTCATGCAGGCCGCGCAGCTGGGACTTGAGCCTGGCCTTATCGGCCACTGCTATATCATCCCATATGGGAAAGAAGCACAATTTATCATCGGGTACAAAGGTATGATCGATCTGGCCAGGCGCAGCGGAAACATCGAAAGCATCTACGCTCACTGCGTATACGAGGCGGACGAGTTTGATTACGAGCTGGGCTTGCATCCAAAGCTACACCACAAACCGGCAACCGGTCGCCGCGGTGAAATGAAGTACGTCTACGCTGTTGCTCATTTCAAGGACGGCGGCTACCAGTTCGAAGTGATGGACAAAGAGGAGATCGAGAAGCGCCGGTCTCGCTCGAAAGCCGCCAAGAATGGACCTTGGGTGACGGACTACGAGGAAATGGCGAAAAAAACGGTTATCCGCCATATGTGGAAGTACCTGCCGATCAGTGTGGAGATCCAGCAGCAGGCAGCCCAGGATGAAGTGATTCGGAAGGATCTCGTCAGTGAGCCGGTCAGCGTCTACAGTGATGCGATTGACATCAATATCTCGGCGGCGGAGTCGATTCCTGCGGATGAGGAAAAGAAAGAAGCTGACCCAACCGAGAGTGGCTCACTGTTCGAATGAGTGAACGAACACAATGGTTTCTGCTCCCGGATATGTACCGCACTTTAGGCAATCCCGAGACACTGAAACGTTTCGCTACAGCATATATGAGGCGGTACTATCCGGAATGGAAACCAATCAAGTTGAACAACCACAGAGTTTTAGCAGAGAGGAGGAGCGAAGATGGCGAGAGCACGCAATATCAAGCCTAGCTTTTTCAAAAATGAAGATCTTTCTGAATTGGACCCTTATGCACGCCTGTTGTTTATCGGGCTTTGGTGCTTGGCTGACCGTGAAGGGCTGCTGGAGGATCGTCCAAAACGAATCAAGGGAGAACTGTTTCCTTATGAGAACGTGGATGTAGATAAGCACCTGCAAGAACTTCACGACAAGGGGTTCATCATCAGATATGAAGTCGATGGCGGCCAATACATCTCCATTCCGAAGTTCGTTGAACACCAGAACCCTCATCACAGGGAGGCACCGAGCAAACTCCCAAAGCCGGGAAACAAAACTGAGGATTCAGTGAAGGAAGATCAGGATTGGCAGTCACAGCCCCAGGACAGCCTAGGGCTTTCCTCGGAAAGTACGGGAAAAGGAACGGCTCAGCCTGATAAAAGCCGTGCTGATTCTCTGATTCCTGATTCCCTTAAACTGATTCCTGATTCTCTGATTCCCCCACCACCTACTACCTCATCCGAAGAAAGATCTCAGGTGGTCGTGGTCGGCGACAGACCACTCCATGTTTTCAAGAGTGCTCTTGACCTTTACGAACACTACTTCGGGTTTATTCCAAACCAAAGCATCTTGCTCTTGCTGAACTCCTACCTGGACGAGGGTATGAAACCTGAAGCAATTGCTTTTGCCATGAGAGAAACTACGGAAGGTGGTAAACCGTGGAACTACTGCAGGAGCATTCTCGATCGCTATTCCAAATCTGGCGTTAAGACGCTTGAGCAGGCCGTTTTAGACGCTCAGACTTTCCACCAAGCCAAGGAGCAGCGAGGCTCAAACATCAACAAAGTCGTTCCAATTCGTCAGGACAAGCTTCCCGCATCTGTTCAACGCCAACTCGAAAAGGAAAAAGCCGGCGTCTACGATACGAAACGACAAGAAACACGCACAGTGATGGACGATCCCGAGCTTGCTGCTATGCTTCGTGATCTTCGCGAACGAAAGAGTTCGGGCGGATGAATCGACTGCGTGGAGAGAAGACAGAGGAGGAACCGTTTATGCAAGCACTCCAGAACGTTTTCAGCTTTCAGGAAAAACAGGTGCGGGTTGTTGTGAAAGACGGCGATCCGTGGTTTGTGGCAAAAGATGTGTGCGAACCACTTGGTTTAGAAAACGTAAGTCTGGCAATCAATGGTCGAGCTGATCGGCCTGACAGCGGTCTCGACCCAGACGAAAAGGGGATTGCCATTGTCAATACCCCTGGAGGACCGCAGGAGATGGCGGTTGTTAACGAACCCGGTCTTTACAGCTTGGTGATGAAGAGTCGGAAGCCGGAAGCGAAAGCCTTCAAGCGCTGGATCACCCATGAAGTTATTCCGTCCATCCGCAAGCACGGTATGTACGCCAAAGACGAGTTGCTCGACAATCCAGACCTGTTGCTGGATGTTGTATCCAAGCTCAAAGAAGAGCGGGACAAGCGGATTGCTGCAGAAAGACGCATTGAACTGGATCGTCCCAAAGTGATCTTTGCTGAGGCGCTGGAGACGTCGAACACGAGCATCCTGATCGGTGAGTTGGCAAAAATCCTGAAGCAAAACGGAATCGACATCGGCCAGAATCGACTTTTCGCTCTTCTCAGGGAGCAAGGGTATCTTGGACGCAAAGGCGAGTATTACAATATGCCGACCCAGCGATCCATGGATCTGGGACTGTTTGAGATCAAGACACGGACAATCAACAACCCGGACGGCAGCGTGCGTGTCACCAAGACAACGAAAGTTACTGGCAAGGGTCAAATGTACTTTGTGAACAAATTCAAAAACGAAAAGCGTCCGGCATAGGACGGGAGGGGAAGAGACATGAAATTGTTGCAGGAAGTGTTGATGAGCAAGCTATTGCGGCACGGAATAACCGAAGCGTGCGGTAAGCCTTTGGAGAAAGCCAGCATTGACGAACTGATGGACGAATGGCACCGGTATGAAGCGCAGCGGAACGGCAAGCGGTCGGCGTAAGGGGATTGGATCATGAGTGGAGTGAAAGAGCTGCGCCTCATCATCCCCGGTAACCCGCCGACGCTAAACCACGTGTATCGAAACGTGGCAGTCAATCGGCGGATCACCACGCGGGACGGACAGAAATGGGTCAGAGACGTGCAAATGCTTGCCCAGGCGGCCATCAACCAGCAGGGGTGGCAAAAGAGCACAGACGAAAAGCTGGTCGCCGAGGTGACGATCTACTGGCCGACCCGCCGCAAACGAGACGTGGAGAACGTGGGTAAGCTCTTGTGGGACGCTTTGGAGGGCATCGTCTACGAAAACGATCAGTGGCTGCTGCCGCGGTACATAGACTTCCAGGTGGACAAAGCAAACCCGCGGGTTGAGATCAAGTTTTTTCTGTTGGGGGAGGGAGCCGCATGAGTACGAGTACATCAAACGACTATTTTGCTGGTCCTGAAGGAATCTTGAATCGGAACAAGCTGAAAGGTAGCCCCGCTGGTGACGTAAAAACCTACCACCTAAGCGAGGAAGAAAGACAGCAGTTGATTAAAAAGTACGGTCCCGTACTGAGAAAACGAATTAGCAAGACCACGATCATTCGAGACTTCGATCGGAACACCCGCAGCTACCATGGATAGGCACGACCATCGCCACCGAACAGTTCCCGAACGTGGCGATAAACACGGACGTGTAAGTCGGGGAAGACGACAGCGACTTCGCCATTGGTCAGTTGTAAACAGGCAACTTGCTCGAGTGTAAACGGAATTTCCCTGGAAGCTAAAGTCTCGCGTAGGTAGTTGAGTTCACTCCATGGTACCGAGTAGTAAAACGACTTTTTCATATGCTCACGCTCCTTTATGTGAACGTAACACGGAGCGTTGGGACAAAAAAAGAAGATGGGGTCAGAGTACGATTTTAGTCTGTAGGGTGGGAACAAACGCTTAATTATGTAAAATTAAAACCCTTCCAGAAAGTGAGGGTAGCAAGAACAAAGAAAATAAGTGAAGCAAAAAGATGAACCCATGATCTTTTGAAAATTGAAGCAACTAATAGTGAAATTCCAATAATGAAAAACCCAACTGGGATAAGTATTAATCCGGAAACAATATACCAACCGATTTCTTCACCTAACATTCATTAGTCACCCCTATCGTCATTTGAAAAATTATACTATTTGGTCCAGGGTGAACGGTACTAAAGACATAAACAAAACTCGCAATGTGGGAAGAGAGGAGGAGAACCTGTGAAAGCGCCACGGATACTACACTATCCAGGAAGCAAGTGGAGCATGGCTGACTGGATCATCAGCCACATGCCGGAGCATACGACTTATCTGGAACCATTTTTCGGCAGTGGAGCTGTCCTGTTCAACAAGGAGCGAGCGATTCTTGAAACTGTGAACGACCTGGACGGTGAAGTTTCAAACTTATTTTCCGTCATACGAGATAATCCGGAAGCTTTGGCCAGAGCTATTAGCTGGACGCCTTACGCCCGCGCCGAATACTACAGGGGATATGAGACGGAAGGAGACGACTTGGAACGAGCAAGAAGGTTTCTCGTCCGCTGCTGGATGGCCCGTGGAGGCAAGACCAGCGACCGAACTGGATGGCGGCATATTATCGACCTCAACGCGCCTCATCCTGCAAAAGACTGGCAGTTGCTGCCGGACAAGATCATGACTGTTACGGACAGGCTGCGGGGTGTGCAGATTGAGTGCCAGCCCGCGGTAAAGCTGATCGAGCGATACAAGCGTCCGGAAGTTCTGATCTATGCCGATCCACCGTACATTCTTTCCACTCGTAGCAAACGGATGTATAAGCACGAGATGAAGGACGCCGATCACGAGGAGCTTTTGGAGACGCTGTTGGCGCATCCCGGCCCTGTACTGCTATCCGGATACGATCACCCTTTGTACAACGACCGACTGCGGGGGTGGCACCGCGAAGAGCGCAAAGTACAGGCAGAGGCAGGGAGATCGAGAACCGAAGTCCTCTGGATCAATCCGGTAGCTGCAGAACATGGGCAGCGGACAATCTTCTCGCTGCCTGGGATCTAACAATAAAGTATCCACGGGAGGAGAACGGGATGCAAGCAGAATGTGAAACAAAAAAGCGCGATGCATCGACTGATCTTGAGCTGTGTGAAACAGCTACGCCGGGGCCTTGGAGCTGCGTATGCGATGAAGTCGAGGTCAAAGTAAGCGGAGTAACAGCCCGGATCGTTTTCGTCAAGTCACTACGTGGCGAGGCGGACGCCCGTTTCATCGCCGAAGCCCGTCAAGCATTGCCTTACTGGATACAACAGGCGGTCGCAGCAGAGACGGAAGTGGAACGGTTGAAGGCGGAAAACGCTCGAGTGGTTGCGCTGGCTGGTGCTGGATACGAAAAGCTGGTCATGGCGCTCCAGACGATCGCTAAGGAAACAGACGATCCGGGAGCGAGAGAATGTGCGGAAGACGCGCTGGAATCAATCGTTCGCGCCTGACAAAAAGAAAAGCCCCTATGCAGGAGCCCGAAAAGATGTTCGCACCACCATTATAACACGGGTAAACGGACAGGGGGAACGGAAGATGAGCGCTGTTGAAAAACAAGAGATTGTGGTAAAATATCCCTTAGAAAAAGGTGTCAGGGTGGTCATCATCGAGGACGGTAACATCGTGGAAAGCTGCAAGTTGGAAGCTCATCACAAGTTCACGATCATAACCCAGGATGACAAGCTACTCGATACCGAGGAAACCAAACGGAAGCGTTACAGAAGAGCCAAATAAATAGCCTGACCGAAAAGCGGAGGGCGTCAGAATCTTCACCCAAAACGGGTGTGTTCTGGCGTCCTTTTTATTTTGCCAGAGAGGAGGACGGACCGTGGCAAAAATCAGAGACATCATGGAGTTCAAGCAAAAGAGAGAGAAAGAACCGATCAACTTTGCCGAGCATGTCCAGCGTGCGCAGGAACGGCTATGTCACAGAGAAAAACAACGGAAACAGCCCGGGCAGCCAGCGAAAGAAATCTCATTAGAGGAATACCGGCGTTTGATGGGAGACGTGGGGGCGCGGCGATTCCTTAAAGACCGGGGTAACAGGCGCAAATAGACGCAATGGGGAGGGGTTCTCATGCAGGGATTGCTTCGGGAATATAAAGAAACTAGGAAGGCTTTAAAACGTGCCTACGAAGCCCGCAGAGAAGGCGAGAAGGTGCTGGATGACCAGGCATTAGCTGAGCGGCAAATGATTTCCGATATGATCGGAGATGTTGAATTCGTCATTCAATGGTTGGAGACCGGGCGCCGGCCGGGGAACAAGCGGGGAGTGGAACGTTTGGCTGCTTATCAGCGAGAGAAACCGATGGACCCGATCCGCATGCAGGCGTTTATTTCGCGATCGACTGCAGGTAGCCCGGCCAACTTGACAGAGTGGGAACGGCAGCAGATCGAGGACGCGCTGTGTACTCTTAGCGATCGGGAACGGGAGTGTTATGTGTTGGCGCATGGGGAGTGCTTCTCCTTCGAGGATATTGCCAATCTACTCGGGATTAGCAAAAGCAGCGTGGCGACGCATATAAAGCGTGCGGAGGCGAAAATATCTAAGCGACTGATGAACAGCTTATTCCTAGTGGGATAGGCTGTTTTTGTCGATAAAAGGGGTGGAGGCGATTCATATGGCATTAGATTTGACTGAAAATGCACCGTGGATAATGAACGGAGCGATCAAACTGGGGGTGTATACTGTTGGACTTGCTGTTGCCCTTGCGTTGGTAAACACATTGGCACCAAAGTGGATGCGAGGTATTATGAGTGCCGCCGTCATGTTGGGCGGCATTTACTTGTTTGCAAAGTGGCTGAGTTAAAAAGCACATTTTTTGTCACACGAAAGCCAATAGTTATTGAAAGGAACTTTTCTTTCACTAGAACCCCTTCCATTACCGCCTCGGAAACGGGGCGGGATTTTTTCGGATTACCTCAAGTACTCAACACCCAGTTTTTCAAAATGGCAATA